AGTCTGCGAGGGGGAGATAGAAGGCATCGTCGGCGGGGATCAGGGGATCTTCTTCGATGATGTTCCGCTGCAGAACACTGACGGCAGCTACAACTTTTCCAGCGTCAGCATCGATACGCGTACCGGCACCCAGTGGCAGGGCTATATGCCGATCACCGGGCTCGAGGCTGAGCAGTCGGTTGGTGTCGAGCTTAAAGGATGGATTCCCATCGAGCGCGCCATCACCGACACCGATGCTGATGCAGTTCGGGTGACTGTCAGCGTTCCGCAGCTGTTCTCACAGAACACGCAGAACGGTGACACCGGTGGCTCTTCTGCGATTTTTCGCCTTGAGGTCAAGCTGGGCGGCGGTGCTTGGTATCAGATGTGCGAAGACATTCTGATCAATGGCAAAACCATGAGCCGTACGCAGTTTTCGTACTATCTGCGTTTGCCGGTATCCGGCGGCCTACCGCGCTATATCCGGGCAACCCGGATGGGGGGCGATTCGACAAGCTCTACGATCCAGAACCGTACGTTCTTCGACAGCATGACCCTGTTGTGGGACGAGAAGCTGCGCTATCCGAATACTGCGCTGTGCGGCGTCAGCATTGATGCTCAGCAATTCGCCAGCATCCCGCGCATGGCCTTCATGGTGCGCGGCCTCAAGATTCTGGTTCCGAGCAACTACAACCCCGCGACGCGCACGTACAGCGGTTCTTGGAATGGCGCATTCAAGCGCGCATGGTCTGATAACCCAGCCTGGGTCTGGTACGACATGCTGACCAATACCCGCTATGGGCTGGGGGGATTGCTCGACACGGCGCTGGTCGACAAGTGGTCGCTGTACAACATCGCCCAGTATTGCGATGCGATGGTTCCAAACGGTTACGGCGCCTGGGAGCCGCGCTTTACCTGCAATCTCGCGCTGACCACTCAGCAAGATGCCTGGAAGCTGGTAAACGATATGGTTTCCGTGTTCCGCGCTATTTGCTTCTGGGCGGGTGGGACGCTAACCGCGGTGCAGGACGCGCCGCGCTCCAGTCGATACCTGTTCAATAACGCTAACGTGGTCGGCGGCGACTTCAGCTATCAGTCGGTCGCATCGGATCAGCGCTATAACGTCGCCGCCGTCACCTGGAATGACCCGAGCCAGCAATATAAGCAGACGGTCGAGGTGGTCGAGCGTCCCGAGCTGATCGCGAAGTGGGGGCGTATCCAACAGAGCGACGTTGTGGCTGTTGGCTGCACCTCTCGCGGACAGGCTCGACGCCTGGGGCGTTGGCTGCTGTATGCCGAATCTGAGGCGGTGACATTTGCTGTCGGTGCTGACGGCGCGATTCCGCTTCCGGGCGACATCATCGAAGTCGCTGATGCCAATCGGGCTGGCGCACGCAATGGTGGGCGACTGCTGGTGGGGAGCACAGCCTCCGCACTGCTACTGGATGCCCCGATCGGTGTGGCGGGTGCTGGTGTGGTCGGCGTGATCATGCGTGATGGCAGCTATGCCAGCGCGAATGTCACGGTGTCGGCCGGCGCGACACAGATCAACGTATCGCCACCGCTGGCCTCTGCGCCCCTGGCCTCTGCTCCATGGGTGTTCTCAACAGTCACGCTGGATACGCAGAAATTTCGCGTCGTAAGCATCAGCGAAGGCGATGATGGTACCTATGCGATCAGCGCCGTGGCGTATGACTCGGACAAATTCAACCAGGTCGAGTACGGCACACCGGACGTCGACAACCCGAGCAGTATCGTCAACCTGGGCAAGCCAGATGCAGTCGGTCAGCTGACATTCTTCGAATCGCTCTATGATACCGGCACTGGCCTGGCTGCCGCGCGACTGTCGGTCAGTTGGGCCCAGCCGGCGCGGGCGATGCGCTATCAGATCGAGGTAATGAAGCCAGGGGGAAACTGGGAGTATGTCGGCGAGGTGTCGACGCCCAGCATCGACTTCGATTCTGCATCCTCGGGCCTATGGTCGGTTCGTGTTACGTCAAAGTCTGTGCTCGGCCTCTCCGGCGAGGCATCGATCCAGACCTATACCGCTCAGGCGTTGCTGGCGCCACCGACGGCGCTAGTCGGCCTGAGGCTGGACGTCATCAACAGCGTAGCAACTCTGGCGTGGGACCCCGTTCCAGAGCTGGACGTGAAGCTTGGCGGAAGTGTCGCCATTCGTCATGCACGGAATACCTCTGCAACTTGGGAAGCGGCTTTGCCGCTGATCGAGGTGGCGGGGCGCTCGACGTCGTCCGTGGTGGCTTTGCTGCCGGGCAAGTACCTGGCGCGTGCGGTCGACTCCTCTGGAGTCGGCGGGCCAATCACCGAAGTCTGGTCAGATGCGCAGGCAACTCTGCCGTCCAACGTGGTACTGACCGTTACCGAGTCGCCAGCCTTCACCGGGGTAGCTGTCAATGCAGCCGCTGCAGATGGGGTACTGAAGCTGTCGGGTGCTGGGTTCGTGGATGATGTGACGGATATCGATGCGCTGCTCGGTGAGATTGATAAGTACGGTGGCTCGTTGCTATCGGCGACGTACAGCTTCGTTGCGCCGTCGGACCTCGGCTACGTCTATGACTGCCGCCTGACCGCTGATGTAGAGGCCGCGCTGTATGACGACGGTACCTACATCGATTCAGTGGTGGACTTCGATGTACTGCTCGGCATTGATGGCGATCCGCCTAGCGGCGCCTCGCTTTCGCTCTGGGTACGCACATCGGACGTTTCACCCGCAGTGTGGTCGGCCTGGAAGCCATTTGTCGTCGGTGACTATCGCGCGCGACTGTTCGACTTCCAGCTGCGTGGATCCGTACAGCTGACCTCGCATTGGATCGAAGTATCCAAACTTGAGGTGGTGATCGACATGCTTGATCGCATTGATAGCGGAAATGACCTTCCAGTCCCAGTGGGCGGGCTGGTTATCAGCTATTCGCCGCCGTTCAACGCAACCCCTGCTGTCAGTCTTACCGCGCAAGGGCTTTCCCCTGGCGACTACTTGGACGTCTCGGCAAAGACGGCTACCGGCTTCACCGTCTTCATCCGCAATTCCGGCGGAGTCGCCCAGTCGGGCCGCTCTATCGACTACATCTCAAAGGGATACTGACCTATGTCGCAGCATGATATGGACGTTGCCAATGGTCCTGGCCTAACGTTCCGAACCGATATGAATGCCGCTCTGCAGGCGCTCGTGTCTCAGAGCAGCGGGGCTGCAACGCCAAACCCGACATTCCCGTGCCAGGTCTGGGCGGATACTGGCACGAGTCGCATGAAAAAGCGCAACAGCGCGAATACAGCCTGGCTGGATATGGGGGCGCTGGACTCCACACTGCGGGATGCCATCAATGCGAGCTGTTTTGCCGTCGATGCCGGAGCGGCCAACGCTTATGTGTGCAACTTTACGCCTGCCATCACTGCTCGTAGCGAAAGCGTTCCGATCCGTTTCAAAGCGGCCAACGCTAATAATGGCCCCTGCACAATCAATGATGGCCTTGGTGTTGTAGCGCTCCTCGGGGGCGCTCACTCCGCTCTTCAGGGGGGCGAAATTGTTGCTAACGGCGAGGCATGGGCTCAGTGGAATAGCTCTGTTGGCGGAGGTTCTTACATCTTGCTGTTCTGCTCCGGAGCTGCCGAGCAAGTGGCAAACGCCACCCAAAGCCAGCACGCGCTGCCGCTTGGCCAAGCGATGACTTTGCTTAGTCAGCCAGGGCGCGTCGATTGGTTTGCAACAATGTCTCCACCCAGTGGTTATTTGGCGGCGTCCGGTACAGCAGTATCGCGCACCACCTACGCTACGCTGTTCGCCGCGATAACGGCACAAGTAACGGGCACGGTTACATCGGGCAGCAACAGCATTTCAAGCGTGGCCAGCCCGCAAGCTATGTGGGTCGGTATGCCGATTAGCGGCCCTGGCATTCCCGCTGGCGCGACTATCACTGCTGTTGGTGCCAGCACCATCACACTGTCTGCAAACGCCACGGCCACCTCTACAACAACCGTTGTTATCTGCCCATTTGGTGTGGGTGATGGATCAACCACGTTTAACGTTCCTGATGCTCGTGGCAGGGCGTCTCGCGGCTGGGATGGCGGCGCTGGCGTCGATCCTGGCCGTGTGTTCGGTAGCCTGCAGGGAGATCAATTCCCTTCTCACAATCACTCGTATGGCTCTGCGACATTCTTTACTACGGCCACCGGTGGTGGCAGCACCACAGTCGCAGCCTGGTCTTCAGGTAGCACGGGCTTTGCGGGTGGCGGCTCAGAAACGCGGATGAAGAACATTGCGTTTCTGCCT